AAGCCTCTGCACTTAACACTGAGCAGATATGCTTCTCACACACCATTGACCCTATACTTATGGGAGTAAGGACCACAGGTTCCCTTGGTGGTGGTGCTGATATCAAGCAGGCATACGTTGTATTTGAAAAGAATGTAGTGATGCCATTGAGAGACCAAGTGGAAGAGATAGTAAATGAGCTCCTTCACCTGGCTAAGATACCAGGCAAGTACATGATAAACAACTTCCAGATAATCAATGAGACTATCGTAGAGATAGAAGGAGATGCATCCAAGACATCCGATGCCATTAACTCATTGAGTCCACTTGTAGCAACTAAAGTATTGAATGCAATGACTCCAAACGAGGTCAGAGCACTTGCATCCCTACCTCCTATTGAAGGTGGTGACATCATACCAACTGAAACACCTGCACCATGAATTACTTTATAACAGAGACCTATCTTAAGACCAACACACCTATCACAGCCAACGTGGATGTGACTGATGTAACTCCATACATAGCAACACAGGCTCAGCTGAGAATAATGCCTATCTTAGGAACAACATTCTACAATTATCTGCTTGCTGCATACAACGCTCAGTCCTTGACTGTAGATGAAGAGGCACTTGTTGTGTTCATTCAGCCAGTGATAGCATGGAGAAGTGCAGAAGATGCTGTGTTTGGCTTGACTTACCAACTTAAGAACAAAGGATTGCAACAGCAGTTCGGTGACTTCTCAACATCTGTAGGTAGAGGTGAGGTTGCATTCGGCATGGAGCACTACGCACAGAAGGCTTCATTCTTTGAGCAACGGTTGATCAGGTACTTGATTGCTAACAAAGCATTGTATCCTGGCTTCACAGACCTTACCAACAGAGATACTGACCTTAGACCTATGATTGATGCATGTGATTGTGATTGTGTGGGGCAGTGCCATAGTGGATGCCCATGTGGTGGGATGAGAGAGAACGGATATAATAACTCAATACTGATACTGTAATGCACTTTAATGAAATAGCCTTCACAATAATAACAATACTCATTTCGGGTGTAGCATACTTCCTTAAAGGGGTGCACTCAGACATCAAAGCATTAGCAGAAGAGCAAAAGAGAATAATTGAGACTCAAGGTAGGCTCAAAGGTAAGATTGAACTGGTAGACAATGAGTCCAGGTTCAAGTATGAAGCCATTGAGAAAATGACTCAGCTTGAGATCAAGCACCTGGCAGAACAAATCAGTGAGCTTACCTCATCAGTAAAGAAATTAATTGAATTACAACTAACAAAATGAGCATAGCACAAAGATGGTCAGCTCCTACTCCTAAGTTCTGGAAGAGAGTGCAGAAAATAGCAATCACAATAGGAGCCATTGCAGGCGTTATCGTGACTGCACCTATAACTTTACCTGTTGCAGTAGTAACTGTTGCATCCTACGCCATTACAGTGGGTACTGTGGCAGCTACACTATCACAATTAACAGTAGAAAGCAATGAGCAACGTTAAAAACTACACAGATAAGGAACTACTTGCAAGAGTCAAGTCACTACCTACCTATAAGAACATCCCATCTGGCATGTGGCTGCTATTCGTGCGGTCAAATGAGGATGCAAATGATGTGTTTGATGACAAAGTATATGCCTGGATAGGCTCAGACTTCCAATTCGTGACCTCTTGCACCACTAACAAGGGCAACAAGGGTACTGCTGTTATGGAAGCTGACCGATGGAACTATGATGCCTATGCTTATGGACTTCACAAGGGTAAGATGGAAGCACTTAGGCAGGTTGCTAAGGTGCCATATCGTAGAGACTACACCACAGATGGTAAGACTAACCCCACTACTAAGCTAATGGATAACATTATCTTTATGAATATACATGGAGCAACCTATAACAAGGGCAGCCAACAGGTAGCAACTAAGATAGGAGGATGGTCAGAAGGCTGTCTGGTCCTTAACAATAACCCAGACTATGAACGTATGGTCAAGATGGCAAAAGACCAGGCAAAAGTAACAATGGTAATAATAAATGAATTCTAATATGGCAAAGAAAGTAGGCAGACCTAAGAAAGTTGATGTAATCATTGAGACCAACAAGGCAGAGATTGAGTATCACAAAGACGGAACCAACCATGACCTAAAGTATGATGGTAAAAAAGTTGATGTACACATCACTAAGGATGAGACTGGGACCAAAGTAGAGGTGCAGTCAGAGAATAAGTTTCTCAAAGCACTTGCAACATTAGCTTCCAAGTTCATTGTGAAGCGGTTTAAAAAGAAATAGTACCTGCATACTTACCATTAGAACAGTTAGCAAGTCACCCCTAACCCCTTCACAAGAGGGGTTTTCTACGTAATTATACTTAGTGTTTTCTACGTAGTTATACGTACGCGCCAAAAATAAATGAATTATTTTTACTCAAATTGTTAATTAAATTTTTCAGTTAAGAAAATTTAAGTACATTTGTAAGGTAATCAATACAGAGAAATTATGAGCACAGAAAGATTTATAGTAAAAAAAGTAATAAAATTTGGGATGTTATTTGGATATGTTGTTTATGATACAATAGAAAAAAAGAACACACCGTATGAATATGATGAGCATGATTTTTATAGAGCTCAATCAAAGGCAGCATTAAAAAGTGCATTAAGTAGGTAATCAATAACACAAAGTATATGAAACAGTTTATTAAAGAATGTACCACATGCGAAGGCACTGGTATACAAGGCAGAAACAACTCATGGGATAATCACCCAAGTAGAGATGAGGTATGGGCATGTGACTACTGCGAGGAAGGTAAGGTACATGATCAGGATGCATTAGATGAGGCAATCATGGATGCTCAGGATATGATTGATGGCATGATCACTCGTATTAGGTTGACATCAGATACATTGAAAGACCTTAGCAGAGGTATGTTCTATGAGCTACTTCCTAAGTATAAGAGCAGACTTCAAATACAAGCACGTGCACTTGCAAGACTTGAGATGTATAAAGCTAACCTTCAAAACTTATAATGATGACTGAGAATCAAAAAGCAATAGTTGACTGCCTTATAATGGGAGCCGTTGCACTGGCAGTGACAATCTTCCTTGTAATCATAGGAGTAGTAGGATGACAAATTTAGCAATACTAACAGGGTGGGATAAGTTCGATGAGAAACTATACTTCCGCTATTTAAAAGCAATAAACAATGTGGATAATACACTATCGAGTATACACTCAAGGAGCGTGGAGGAGAACCAGCAAGACCGTAAAAGCAGACTCATCTGCTCAAGCAAAAGTAAAGGCAGACATTTGGGAGGGATTAATAATTAAAGTTGAAAGGATATGAAACAGACAGCAATAGAATGGTTAATAGAACAATTAACAGAAATACACCCCAAAGCATTTGAACAAGCCAAAGAAATGGAGAAGGAGCAGATAATGCAAGCCTTTGCCAATGGTAAAAAAAATGGTGATAAAAATTGGGCTCATAGATACTACAATCAAACCTTTAAATCAGAATAAGATGAGTAATAAAACAAAAAAAGAAACAATTGAAGAAGTTGCCATAAAAAAATATGGTACAGGATATCATGCAGTAAATATTAAACATGCTTTTATAGACGGTGCTAAATGGATGGAAGAACAGATGGAGAAGGAGCAGAAGATTTTTGGTAAAAGATGTTTTTACAAAGGCTTTGATAAAGCGGAAAATGATGATACTGATTGTTTTACTGCTTGAAGAGAAGAAGCAGCTGAATTAATAACCTTTAAATTAGAATAATGAAAGAAGTATTTTATGTAATTAAAAATTTCACTTCGGAAACATTTATGTCAGTTAATCATCAATGGGATGATTGGAATATGTGTATGGAATTTGAAACAAAACAAGATGCTATAGATTTTGGTATTGAAAAAAGTCTTGGTTTGTGTACAATTCAAGAAGTAGTTAACCTTTAAATCAGACCAATGAACCAACACAAAATGTACAGATGCATCCGACTCATGGAGCTCCTACAGGATAAGTCCAGGTGCATCCATACCATTGCAAGGTACTTGGGTGTAAGTCACCGCACAGTGTACCGTTACTTTGAAC